TCCTCCAACTCTTCTTGTAAATGGTATACCTATGCCTATTCCTGTTCCTGTTCCCATATTGCAAATTTATTATTTTTTTAACCTATTTTATAAATATTTGTTCCATCGCTAACTAATCTTACAAATTTATTATTCGCCAAAGTTAGAAATGCCGAACCATCGCTATATTTTAAATAAATATTATCGCCTGCCGTTACTGCGTTTAGTATAGTTATTTCTATACTATTCCCGTCATCAAAGGCGGTCCAATTTGCCGCAGCAGGTAGTGTTATATTTACGCCATCTGTAACTATTATGTTTTGGCTAATCGGTTGTAAAGTTGTGTTTGTATCTATTACGGTTGTTTTTTTAGTTCCACCCTTAAAAGTTACGCCATCCAATTGAACCCCTACATCTCCAATGGACCTTCTTAGTTGTTCGTTTGTATCTCCTCCTGGTTCTTCTTCTGCGCCTCCTCCGTCATCTATGTTTACTCGGTTGTAATCTACCATAAACCACTCCGCATCCCAAGTTTCACTTTGTGCGGTGTATTCGCCTCCGTTTAAGATGTAGCTATCTCCGTCATAAGTTACTAATGTATGAGGATTGATTGAACTTGAACCAACTATGCCGCCTTGATACTTTTGAGTAGCTTTTACTTGATTGGACATTACTTCTCTTAACCTAAGTAGGATAAGACTATAAGCCGTGCCTGCATCTTTTATTTTCCATTGCCCCGTGCTTGGGCTTGCACTCATATCATCGCCTGTTTTTATTCCACCATAATAGGATTCGTCATACATCTCGCCAAATGTCGCATCTGGTAGTTCTATGTCGTATGAGTTTATAGTAGTTGCCGTGTTTTGAACTTCGTAACTAAACGATTCATCATCATTATCTAAATTAGTAATGTACTTTAAAGTAGTAGTTCCGTTTAACCTTGCTGCAACGTGGTCTAATGGTGCGCCTGTGTTAAAATCTAAAACTTCGTAGACTTCTATTTCAAAACTACTATTACTATAATCTCCCGAAGGAATTGCATCGGTGTAAAAGCTAATAGGAAAGTTTACTAATGTACTTTTAGATTCTTTGTAAAATTCTGCAAAATCTGTAAGAGTTGAACTCCAAGAATTAGTATTGCTAAAAATATCCTTAAGTAGAATATAACTTGTACCTAATTGAAGATAAATCCTAACGGTTATTACTGCTCCGTGTGCAGGATTAAATCCTGTATCTGTAATTCTAATACTTAATTCCGTTGAAAAAACTAATCTATTATTAACGCCTCCTATTATGTTATCTGGCAATGGTTGCGTATAAGGCATAGTGCTTGCCGCATTTAACATATTAGAATTGGTAAAAGGAAAGTTAATTCTAACATTTTTTAGAGGCGGAAAATAGCTAAAAATGTTCCCACTTATTACTTTAGGAAGGCTTGTAGGTGTATTGTTTACAAATACCTCATCCGTAAACATTACTGCATCTACAAATACTCCTGTAGTGTTATAAAATCTTTCGTAGCTTGGAGTTACTTGTTCATAAGCCCCTATTTGAATAAATCTGTAAATTCCATTACTAAAGATTAAACGAGCGCCAAAACCTAAACAAATTTGTTCCAAAACTTCGTATTGACTTATTCTAACCCTCTCGTTTTTCTCAATTTTGGTAAAAGCCCAAGTGTCTAAATAAGATTGTGCAAAAGGGTCTGTTTCATCCGTTCTTGCTGGCATATTAGCCTCGTACCATTCGATACAAGTTGAAAATAAATTAGTGTAACTTGTGCTAAAATAAAGAGGTGTGTTTTTTAGACATTCGTGTATGATATTTTTTATACTTGTAACCGAATGCTCCTCTAATGGGTCTGCAAATTCTACGTTAAAATCAAAATTCTTAAGCCTGTTTAATCCATCCGAGGCAGTAATGGTCCAATCGTAAGAGATTGAGCTATCATCGTGTTTTGCGATGTCGGGAAGAATAACCCCACACCACCACAATGAGCCACTTTTAAAGACTTCAATTGTGTATTTATTCTCGTTGCCTAAGATTAAAGTTGATTGTAGGAAGTTAAACATTGCCGTTCCATTCGCATCTTGAGTAATCTTAATAGGTAGCGTAAGTTGGCTCGGTTTAATCGGTTGATAAATTTCATCACTTTCTTGGAAGTATCGCAGTTTGAATCCATCCGAGCCTAACTCAAAATTCTTTATTGCACCGCTATAATCAGAATTGAGAATGTCAACCCTATAAGCTACGTTGGTTTGAGTGCCGTAAAATGTACTTCTAAATTGAACTCCCATTATCTTCTATTATCTCTTCTTGTTGTGTTTGAACTAATAACCAAATCTTGACCTCTTACCGTTCCATCAAGTGTAAAGAATGACTGACCGCCCCCTGCAAAAACAGGTATTGTTTGACCTCCTCCACCACCAGAATATGAACCGCCTCCACCGCCACCCGATGAGCCTGATGCCTTACCGCTTGCTTGCATTGCCCCACCTACTACACCTAAAGCAATACCGCCTGCAACAAGCGCAGCACCTTGTCCTGCCGTAGCCACTGCAAATAACATTGGAATACCCATTGCTATCATAGCCGCTCCGACTTGAATTGCTATGCCTCCAAGCATCTTAACCATTGCCTTGCCTGCTTCATCTAATCCGCCCGACATTAAAGCCGCTCCAAACGATGCACTTGCATTTGATAAAACCGATGCAATCATATCCACCGAAATTCCCATTTTAGCACCTAACTCATCGAAGAAAACTGCGACCCTATTAACTTGACCTCCTACTGCATCGCCCATTCTTACAAACGCATCAGGCATATCTTGTATAAATTTAGGCATTTCAAAAGAAAATGATTTTTTTATAATTTCGGCATCCCCTATAAGACCTTTAAATACTATTTTATTTGCTTTTTTTAACCTTTCTGCCTCTTCTTTTGCTAAAGTAGCTCTTTCGTTTGCATAATGCTTAAAAATAGCATTCCTACGCATTTGATAAGTCATTTCTGTAATCTCGCCATTCATTTGTGCGTCTACAAGAGCGGCTAACTCATCCTTTTCTCCTTGGTTTACGGTAGCTAAAGACTTAGCATATCCGTCTTTCATTGCTCTGATTCTAAGTTCTTGTGTTTTCTTTACTACGTCAAGAGTTTTTTGCTCGCTATCATCTATCTGTTTAAAAGAGTCTGCAAGCCTTTTATTTGCGTCTGCTTGCTCATCTGCAATAGCATTGTAAATAACAATTCCAGCAACTAAGGCAGTCAACCCTACTAAGGTAACTTGCATTGTAGTGCTTAAGGCAACAAAAGCCCCCTTTAACATTTCTACACTTTGAGCCGCTTGAGCTATACCTTGTAAAGCCATCATAGAAGCTATTGCTTTTTCTGCATTAGCCGATTCAAGCCCTATCAAAGTCATAGCACCTACAAAACCTTGAGCCACGCCTGCTGCACCCGATATCGCATCCGCAGCTACTTTAAACTTTTTCTCTGGATGAAAAGCGTTAATAGCATCTTGAACGTCATCTAATTTATCTCTTAATTCAGCGGCCGCTTGTGCTGATTGTCTAAATGCTTCGCTATCTGTTCCTAATGTTTGAGCCAATATTTGAGCATCTTTATAAGTTGCTCGGTAGTTTTGTTGAATTGATTTTAAAGAGTTATTAATAGTTTCTGAACCCGATGCAGTTTGCTTTCCTGCATCGCCTACCGCTTTGGTAGCGGTTTGTCCAAACGTGGCCATTTCTTTAGAAGCAGCCTTTAAGTTGTCAACTAAAGGACCGACATTTGCACCTACTAATACGTTTATTTTTTCGCTCATTTCGCTTTGTCCAACTTATCCCAAATATCAATTAATTCTTTATTTTCTTCTAACCATTCGGCTCTTGTCTTTGGTTTTGCATCCCAAGGAAATCTCCACCAATCGGCAGGAAGTGCGCCTTTTCTATGAACCGTCAACACTCTTGTAGCGGTGTATCTTGCTACTTCGTACTGAATCTTTAAACTATCAAATTCTATTAACTTTTTACCCTTGTAAGTCTTTGTAAAGAAATCAATTGAACTATTTAAAAACTTATCCTCTTCCCATCCCCAAGCATACGCCAAACACTCACATTTATCTATGAGGTCTGGCTCTTGGCGTTTGGGTCAACTTCCATAAACTTAAGCACCTCGGCACTAAATTTAACTAAAATCTCTTCTATGTCTTTTTTAGTACCTGCATCAAGAATCTGCTCTACTTCTTCAATCGTTTTAGGAGTACTTGTGAAAAGCATTCCAAAGTAGCCTAAATCTACTATCAAATCAAAGTCGATTCCTTCTTCTGTGTTTTCTAACTCTTTAAAAATCTCGGTTAATTTCTTACCTCGTTTTTTTTCAATCTCTTTAATAGCTCTAAAGCTAAATTTAAACTCGTGTTGTGTGTTGTTAAGTGTTATCATCTTGTTAGTGTTAATAAATAATCTTGATACTTCAAATATACGCCATCTTGAGAACTTATGTTATCAAATCCGCTATTTTGATTCTGAAAAGATATGTTTTGAACTTGTGAATCTTTGTAATAGTCTAATGCACCTCTTACGGCCTCGGCTATTGCGTTTGCGTTTGGGTTCGTCTTGCTTAAACTTGTTACTTGAACTCTATAAAAGTCCATTTCACTTGCACCGCTTTTAGTGTTGGTTGGAGTTGTGCTTACCACTTCAAAAACTATAAAAGGGAATTGAGTAGTTTGCGGTGCTTGACTTGGGAACACTTTGTAAGAAGGCACGCCCGAAGTAACCGACCCAACTAAGCCTGTAACCGTTGCATCGTTTATTAAAATATCGTATATAATTTTGTCTACGCTCACGCTACTAATCCTTGTTTTTTTGCTTCTTTTCTAATTAAACCCAAAATTCCGTCTATCATTATTTGATTGCATTGAGGTTTTACCATATCGGTAGCTTTTCTAATTACCCCAAAAACAGGCATTTTACCTGTTGAAATCTTAGCGCCATAAACTCCGCTTAATCCTGTCTTAGCACCTTTGGAACTCTTGCCCAATCCTCCTGCTTTCGCATTAGCCCTAAATCTTTCAACCGTTCCAAATTCTAATAAGTGAGCAGCATTACCTCCGTAACTAATTCTTAATCCGCTTCCAGAAGTGTAGCGAGGTCCAACGTAGTAAGTGAAGTATGGTTCTCCTTTTTTTCTTGTACGTTTAAACGCCTCTACTGAATTAGCTAACGCTCCTGTTTTTGTATGAACCGAATAACCTGCTTTAATTGCTTTTACGAGTGGAGCGGTGGCACTATGTACGACCGCATCCACCTCTTTAGCATCAAGCCACTCCGTTTTAGCCAAACTTTGAACTAACTCATTAATACCTGTAATCTTTAAGCTAATCATTGTCTTTTGCTATTGCTCTTATTTTTAAGCCTTCATTTAATCTTGCACCAAATTCATCAATTGAAGTGATGTTAAAAGTTCTACCCCTCCAAGTTAATCTCATAACTTCAGTTATGGTTAACCCCGTAGCCCTTACTTCTACATCTATGATGATGTTAGCTACCTTTTCATCACTTTGTTGACCTTCTGCCCCTCCGACAGGTGTAACTTTTGCCCAAAGGTCATAAAGTTTAGCGTACGCCCAAATCGGGCTACCGTCATTTGCAGTAGCTCCGTTTGGCGTTAATACCTCTATCCTTTGGTCATATTTACCGAAGTTTATCATTAAACCGTACCTGTAGTTGGTGCGCCTGTCATTTCTAAAGTACCACTAAAGGTAACGGCATCTTCCATTGGTGCAGTTTCACTTAATGAACTGATAAGACAAGTAGCTTGGTAATAAATATCTCCTGTTGGACCTGACCAACGAGCGGTAAAAGTTGACTTGCTATTCAAAGCTACGAAAGCCTGAGAGAAGCCCCAATTACCATTTTCAACAAAGACTCCTTCAAAGTCAAATGTCGCAGAACCTTGTCCGTAGATTGATTCCTTCCAACCTCCCGAATCCTTATTAGATACGTCAATCAAAGCACGAGTAAAACTCATTGTGTTTGATTTTAAATTTGCAACGGTAGTTCCGTTTATTTTTAATACAACGGCCGTGCCGTTTAATGGTGATGAACTTGGCATATACTTGTTTTTTTATTAATCTATAATTGCTAAAATATCGGTTGCAGTTGTACCCGTAGCGAATACTTTAGAACATCCTATTGGTAAGAATGAACCATCTGGCACATTTTTAAATATTTGTGCGCCACCTACTCCCGTAGTGCTTGCGCTATCTGTTTGACCATTGTACCAAGGCAGAACTACTACATCGCCTCCTGTACCTACATACAATGAACCTATTTGGTCATTTCCGTTCTCATCTTTAATGTTTACCGTATTGCTCGGTGTAACTTTTACTACTTTTTTTCCTATTAAACTTAACATCTTTTTTATATTAGTGGTGCAAAAATAAAATTATTTCTATATGGTTCTAACAAGAACTCACTTGCGTGAGGTATCTCGTTTACTTGTGTTCCTGTAACTACATCTTGTCTGTTTTCGTAAAGATGTCCGATAATCATATACATAGCTTGAATTATCGGAGCAGGTACGGCCGCAGCGTTTGCATATCCACAAGTAAAATTTACTTGTAAGGTGTTCATACGCTCAAAGCATTGAGGAATGTTTTTTAATCTAAACCTCGCAGGACTGCCGTAAATATCTACTTCATAATTGCTTGATGCAAGTGTTTGAAGTGTGTCATTTACATCATAATAAGTAACCGATTGGAAAGATACCAATGGCGCTTTATTTATGTTGTAAGGCGTTGTTTTCAATTCATCGTAGTCAAGTTGGAAAGCCATTGTTTGGCTGATTAAAGGCCGCCAAATTCTACTCTCTACTTGTTGTCTTGCAACGGTTATAAGACTTGTTACAAAGGCCTGCTCAGTATCGCCATTAAGACGTAAGAAGTCCTTAACCTGTGAATAGGTCAAAGGCTCGGATGCAGGTTCTGTAAGTTGTCTATAAGTTGCCATTTATTTCTTCTTTTTTGATTTTTCTGGTGTTTCAATTTCTGAAACTATTGCTTTTTCTATTTGGTTTTCGGCTTCAACCGCATAACCTAACTCAATCATTTGTTCTGCTAATACTTCGCTAACTATTGCTTCTTCTCCTGCAACATAGGCAAGATTAAACATTCCGACGGGGCTTTTTAAAAATCTAACTTTCATACTTTTTTTAAATTAGGGGGCAGGCCGAAACCCACCCCCATTTATACAACTAACAACGATTGCTTATGTAGTGGTAGCGTCTAAGATTGCACCGAATACCGCAGGTTGCTCAAATGCACAATCCCAAAAAGTATTTGCAACGATACGCGTCTGACCTGTTCTTGCTAAAGTGTATGGATCGATAATTACATCCATTCCACCGAATTGACCGATTGCAGACTTGCCAAACTCTCCGCAAATGATTGCCGAACAAACTCCTGTAGTAGAACCTTTAGTCAAGTTGCTTGGCACGTTTGAAGTGATTGCAGTAATCTTTCCATCAATTACTCCTGGCTGACCATTGAAGTAATTTTGGTAAGCCATAATCATAGCACCCGAACCACTATCAATTGCAGTTTGCTTTAACTTAGCTTCTACCTTTGGATTGATTAAGAACTTAAGGTCTTCAACTCTTGCATTTGCAGTTCCTAAAGTTTGAACTAACTCAAGAATCTTAGCGTAAGAAGGTGCGCCACCTGCCGCTCCGATTGCTACGTTTTGGATGTTTGCAGTTCCAAGTAAACCTGTCATTGCAGAACCAGAACCATTGATGTAAGCAGCTTCAACCGCTACATAGATTGACTCCATTAAAGACTGAATAACGAAAGCCTCTAATTGTGGATTCTGAATTAACAACTGATTTGACATAGGAATGAAAGAACCTAATCTGTGAGGAGTCATAGGTCTTGAAGCAGTAGTAGGAGCGCCATTTGCTAATTCTTCGATTTCAGTACCCCAAGAGCTAACTACTCCTGTTGCTAAACCTGTTAAATCTACATTGTTAGCTAAACCGCTTAACATCTTAACTCCTAATACATCAAGAACTCTCTTAGCGTAAAGAGCATCAAAGAATCCTACTTTGTCAGTTTGGATAGTGTTACCACCACCTGTTGCTGAACCTGCGGTCATACGCTTTTCTGCCATTGCATCCAATACGTTTTTGCCTAAGTAAGTTCCTTTAACTTCAAATCCATTTGAGCGAGCTTCTTTAGCTGATTCATCGATTAACTCTTTTTCTAAACCATCTACGGGTTTGTTGTTTAAACGAGCTTCGATTAACTTTCCTAAAGAGAAGTTTCTCAATTCTTTTTCTTCGCTCTTAGATGCTGATGCACCTGCTGCGGCTGATGCTATTGCTGCTTGACGCTTTTCTTCACGCTCTGCATTATCAATAGACAAAGATAACTTTTCAACTGCATCGTAATGACCGTTTAATTCAACTTCTTGGTCAGCGGTGCGAGTCTCTAATGCCATTAACGAATCTATCTTATCGTTAACGCTTTTGCGCTCTTCACGCAATTGTAGGGCTGTTTTTTTCATTTTATTTTTTTCTTAATTGTTTTTTATAGTAATACTTATCTTTTTTTGCTTCGGTTGGTTTGCTTAAGTTACGAGAACGAGCAGCTACGGTAGTAGTTTGGTAAGCAGGAAATGTTACAGGTCCAAGTTCGTAAAGCGTTTCAATTTCTAAAATCTCTCTTTCTTCTACTCCGTCTGCCGATTCTCCCCAAGAATCTTTACGAACCATAAACATAAAAGATGAACCTTTTATGAATCCTAATCCAATGTTTTCTGCTACCTTTTCAGCACAATAGTTTTTTATAGCGTATCTGTACTTTAATTGATTGTTCTCAATAGATATCATCAAGTCGTCTTCCTTGCCTGTTGCACGGCTTAAAATCTCGTTAGAATCGTGATTGAATAAACTAACTACGTTAGACATATCGCAATTATCAAACGCTCTTGCGTTAATCTTTTCTCTATACCACCCCATATCGGTATAGACTTCCATAACTGCGCCAACTCCCTCAATCATTCTATACTCAATCTCTTCTTCGCCTTCGTTACGTTTTTCAACTATAACTTTAAACTCTGGGTTAAACATCCTCGCCTCGGCATTTGGATGGATTTTTTCTATATCTTCTTTTTTCATTGGTCTGTTCCTTTCGTACTTGTTTGGCTTTGGTCTTTATTTGCCCAAAAATCATCTTCCTTTGCCGCAGGAATCATATTCACAGGGCTATAAATTTGGTCTGCAAAAGTTTCGTTAATAGTGTTTAATCCTACAAATCTTCTTCCGTCATTAGAAGTAATAAATCCTGCATATTTAAGCGTCTTAAGATACTCAGCCGTTGACTGCATATCGCCACGCATTAGCATAGCTACATTAAACTTAGCATCCAAGCTATCCATTTCATCAAATCTGAATAACTTTCTTTCTATTTCTTGCTCCCAACGAACAAACCACGGCATCAAGCAGTCTGTTACATATTCGATGTTTAATTGTTCTAAGTTACTTGAGCCTGTTGCACCTGCTTGCAATTTCGATAAAGGCATTCTAAACCATTTGGCTACATCTGCCACACTAAACTCTTTTGCTTCTACCATTTGAGCCTCGTTTGGTTGGGCTGATATTTTACTAAACTTTGCACCGCTATGGAGTAAAGCTACTCCGTTATTAGTGCCGTTTATATTCTTGTAAGAATCGTTAAAAGAGTTCTTTATTGAGTTG